TTTACAATCAGTATTAAATGCAAGAGAATTAGAGTTAAAAAAAGATGGTACTGTAGAAGAACCTGACGAGTATATTATTTTATTTCCAACAGATCCTGCAAGCTCTGCAACTCCTGCAGGCGCCGGCGATAGTGCTGAATCAACAGATTCAGCTACCACATCAACATCAACAACATCAACTGGCGGTAGCGGAAGTTTAGAAGAAAAACTTGGAGTTTCTAAAAGTAAAATTAATAACACACTAGTACAACCAGACGGCGTATGTAATGCGTTAGGTAAAGCAAGCATGGGATACGGATTAGATAAACAAGGCGACCCTGCATTTGGCTCAGAGCAAAAAGTATGGGATCCTACCAATAAAGTGTGGATACGGGCAAATGCCAAATCTGCTATAACTGAAGGTGAATTTCGATTTGCACAAGACTCAGATATTCCTAATGCTATTAACCAAGTATTATTAAAAAGCGATTATCCAACCCAAGCACTTGATGTAGCACAAGTAAATGCAGAAGGATTAAGACAGTGGTGGCACATTGATACTCAAATTTATACTAAAGGCGGCTCAGAAAATTTGAATACTGGTACAAAGGCACGATTAATTGTTTATAGGGTATTGCCTTACGAAGTTAGCGTTGCATCAACTAATCCTCCAAATACAGCCCCACCGGGTGTTGATAATCTTAAAAAGCAATCAGTAAAAGAATATAATTACATTTTTACTGGAAAGAATACAGAAGTTTTAAGATTTGATATTAAATTTAATGCGGCGTTTCAATCATCGCTTGCATCTGATAACTTTAAAAGAGGTCAGGGCGTACAAACTGCAGAAACTGATAGCACATCTACATCTGAAAAAGACACAGACATTGAGTTGCCAAAAGGAAATTTACCTTCTGATAAACTAGGCGTTATACCAACTACTAGTAACCGTAAGAAAAATATAACCTCTACAGACGGGCAGGGCGGAGGTGGAGAGGAAAATGAAGTTACTCGTGCTGCCAGGATATTTCATGATGCAATAACTAGGGGTAATGATATGTTAAGTTTGAATATGGATATATGGGGAGATCCTTATTATATTGCACAAAGCGGCCAGGGTAATTACACATCTAAAGCTACATCATTTAAAAATTTAAATTCCGACGGAACAGTAAACTATCAAAACGGTGAAGTATATGTTACTGTTAATTTTAGAACTCCCATTGATATTAACCAAGCAACTGGCCTTTATAAATTTTCTAATAACTCAGCACCAGTTGTAGCATTTAGCGGATTATATAGAGTTACAAATGTTACAAGTACTTTCCTAGGCGGGTCTTTTAAACAGACGTTAAAAGGCCAGCGCATGCCACAACAAGAGAATCCAAATGTTGGCACAAAAGAGCAAACGTATTCTATCAGCAATAAGAAACCTTCGCCTCCAGATCCAAATGAATAAAGGCCTTACATGAGTGATCAAACAAAAAATTCAGAATATGCAGGGTCGGCGAAACCAACCCCAAATGCAGGCCCGTACCTTGCTAGGGTAATCGGCCACTTAGATGACAAATATATGGGGTCTCTTGAAGTTGAAATATTACGAGATATTAGTCCCGGAGCTACTGCCGAAGGTAAACCTATTAGGGCAAAAATGTTAACTCCATTTTTTGGAACAACCTTCTCTGGAACCCCACAAACAGAAAATAACACCTATGACGAAACACAAAAGTCGTACGGCATGTGGTTTGTGCCACCTGATGTAGGTAGCCTAGTTATGGTAATTTATGTAAGGGGAAACTCTGCTGATCCTTACTGGTTTGGATGTATTCCTAGTGAAGGCATGAATTTTAGCGTTCCTGGTCTTGCGGCAACTGAGTACGTGGTAGAGGGCGGTGGAAGAATACCGGTAGCTGAATTTAATAAAAAAGCAAATTCGCAAGTACAAGATGCCACAAAAATTAAAAAACCTCGCCATCGTATTGCTGATGTTTTAGAAACACAAGGATTGTTAAAAGATGATACTAGAGGTATTACTACTAGTTCTGCTCGCCGAGAATTTCCTAGCGCAGTATTTGGAATTAGCACTCCTGGCCCAGTAGATAAAAAAGGTCCTAGTGCAAAACAAGGAAAAGTAGGAGAACAAGCAAACGTTCCTAAAAGTAGGTTAGGCGGAACAACGCTGGTAATGGATGACGGCGATGATAAGTTTATTCGTAAGACATCTGCAGAAACTGGACCGCCAGAATATATAGGTAAAGAGTTAGGTAACTCTGGTGGTGATCCTGGAATTCCTCATAACGAATTATTCCGTATCCGTACTAGAACCGGACATCAGATTTTACTTCACAATTCAGAAGACTTAATCTACATTGGTAATGCCAAAGGCACTACTTGGATTGAAATGACAAGTAATGGAAAGATTGATATCTATGCTAAAGACAGTGTAAGTGTCCATACAGAAAATGATATAAATTTTACTGCTGATAGAGATATCAACATGACAGCTAAAGGTAATATTAATTTTAATTCTACCGGTTTAACAAACTTGTCATCAACTGGTAATTTTAATATCAACTCAGCAGGCGCGGCAAATATAACAGCCGCAGGTGCAAGCAACATTAATGCCGGCACTCACACTGAAACCGCTGGTACTATTAATATGAATGGCCCGGTTGCCGCCAAAGCAGTTAAGGCTCCTAAAGCAGTTCGAATACCGACTGCAGAACCATGGAAGGGACACGAAAACTTAGATCCGGCGCTATTTACGCCAGCAAAAACAAAAGCAGTTGTTCCAGCAGCCGGCGCAAATCCAGTAGAGGCAAAAATTCCAACTCCTGAAAAATTTGGAAAGTATACAACTGAAACAGATACCTTTGCTAATGTAAAAGGCCCAGAACCACAGGAATAACACTATGTCAAATTCATCATTATATAACAAAATTGTATTACCAGCCGCTAATAGAAACGAGGACATTACTTCGCAGATGTATAGAGGTTTCAGTACTATCAGCGCCGACGCCGAAAACTTTAGTCTTTATGATCTTAGTTTGATCAAACAAGATTTATTGAACCATTTTCATGTGCGCCAAACTGAACGGTTAATGAATCCTGAATTTGGCACTATTATTTGGGACTTATTGTTTGAGCCACTAACAGAAGAATTGAAAATGTTGATAACTGAAAATGTTAATGATATTATCAACTATGACCCACGAATTAGAGCAGAACAAGTAACAGTAACGGCATACGAAAGCGGCATTCAAATTGAGTGTTTACTAACCTACTTACCTTATAATATTAGTCAAGCAATGCAACTACGCTTCGACCAAGCAAATGGTTTATTAGCACTATAATGTATGCACATAATTTTATTCGATAAATATTAATATTAGGATACCCCATGAGCGCAACTGATAGACAAAACAGATTACTTGTAGCAGAAGATTGGAAAAAAGTCTACCAATCATTCCGTAACGCAGATTTCCAAAGCTATGATTTTGAAAATTTGCGTCGCACTATGATCGATTATATCCGTCAGAATTATCCTGAAGACTATAACGATTATATTGAATCTAGCGAATATCTTGCGCTTATTGATTTAATTGCGTTCCTTGGGCAAAGTATTGCCTTCCGTGTAGACTTAAATGCTCGTGAAAATTTCTTAGAATTAGCAGAACGCCGCGAATCAGTATTGCGTTTAGCAAGGATGCTTAGTTATAATGCAAAGCGTAATATTCCAGCTCAGGGATTGTTAAAGTTTGCTACTGTTCAAACATCACAAAACGTGATTGATAGCAACGGTCGTAATTTATCTAATCAAGTAATTACATGGAATGACCCAAGTAATGATAATTGGTACGATCAGTTTATTAAAGTAATGAACTCTGCATTTATACAAACCCAACAGTTTGGTAATCCTGCTGACAAAGCAACTATCTATAATATTCCTACAGAACAATACAGATTTAATGGATCAAACACTGATGTTCCAGTGTATAGTTTTACAAAATCTGTATCGGGTCGATCAATGAATTTTGAAATCACTAGCACTACGTTTGCTGGAGAAAATTATATCTACGAAGAAGCTCCAAAGATCGGTAATCGTTTAGCATGTGTTTATAAAGATGACGGTCGCGGACCCGGCAGTCGATCAACCGGATTCTTTTTAAATTTTACACAAGGTACATTAAACACTGGATCGTTTACTGTTAACCAACCAAACTCTAACGAGTCGATCGATATTGAGTCAACTAATATTAATAATAATGATGTTTGGTTATATCGACTAGACCAGAATGGCCTTGAAGCAGAAAAATGGACTAAAGTTCCTGACTTTGAAGGAAATAATGTCATCTACAAT